CTGACATGAGCAAACTGGAACGAGTTTTTTGGGAATTTCACCAAAAAAACCCGCACGTTTACCAATTACTTGTCGAACTGGCATTTCAATGGAAGCGTCGTCGACCTAGAAGCCAGCTTGGCATAGCCGCACTGTTTGAGCGGTTGCGTTGGGAAATGGCAATTCAGACCGAATCTGATGACGGGTATCGTCTAAGGAATGACCTTCGATCGTTCTACGCTCGCTGGATCATGCACCAAGAACCCGAACTAATAGGATTGTTCGAGCTTCGAAAACAGACAATCCCATTTACATACGGAATCAAACCATTCACTGGAGAATTTAATTTTTCGGAAAACTAACAACAAATGAAAATGCTAGAAAAACTTGGAATAACAAAAGAATCCATTGCAAAACTCCTAGGGGTTTCCGCAACGGTAAGTAATCCTGAAAAGAAAAAGTATGGTAGACCAAGGGGGCGCAAAATCCCATACGATATCGTTAAAGCAGTGCGGTCCGCCAGCAAAACTTATACTTGCAAAGAACTAGCTGACAAATACGGAGTCTCATATTTTTGGGTTTACTCTATAAGAAAGGGAAGCTATCGAAACAATGGCAAATGACACCGTACGAAAAATTGCCCTATCCGGCAGCGGACTTTACATCATTCCTTACGGAAAGATTATGGAAACCGTACGAGCTTCAAAAGGCTACAAACTTTCTTGGAATACGTACTGGAGGCGAGGTAAAACAAAGCTTAAAAAAATGATCTACACCAACAAGTTAAAACCATCATTAGTGGTAGAAGTAATCTGCGAGGCAGAATACCGAGTGGGTGAAATGAAACGAAAAATTGTAATTTACAAACGACAAGACAATGAAAAAGTTTACGCAAGAAACAAAGAAGAATTCGAAACAAAATTCCAACGCAATTGACCGAGAGGTCTGGGCCATTGCTGCCGTTGCTGCCGCTCAACTTCCCGGCTACCATTGGAAAGATAAGTATCCGCCCAAAATATTTACCTCACCACAACGCAAGACAATCTATCACGCTTTGGTTTGCGGAGGCAGATCATTGGTTGAAATTTCAGATGAGTTTTACGAACTAAAAAATTACCGAGACGCAATCAAAATGGTGAATGCGTCTTACTCGGTGATTTCGCACTCTTACTCGTTCTACGCCGTTGAAGCCGCTGAAATTATGCTTCAGGCAATCCTTCAGGCTCGGCTTCAAACGCATGCACTTAAGCCTCGAAAATCTAGGGCGAAAAAGGGCTTTACTCAATGACTGAACGCTGAATCATGAATCGGTCAGCGTGAGCCGTAGGAAGCGAACGCAGACACTTCAATGGGACCCATGTTCAACCAATTTTACCCCACCTTTTCCGTGAAACGTCGCGCTGGTTCTACGCGAGTTCCTACCACGGTTGAGGTGGGGTTTTCATTTTACCAATGAACGAAGACAGAAAATCACGAAAAGCCCCAGCGTTTCAGTTTTACGCCGACGATTTTTTGGCAGGTACAATAACCATGACCAATGAAGAGCGGGGTGCTTACATTTCACTTCTATGCCTTCAATGGAGCAAGGGATCTTTGTCCGATCATGACTTTGCGAGGGTCTGCTTAGGGATGCCACCGCATTCCCAACGCATATGCCAAACCAAGTTTGAGATTGATTCCGAGGGGAACTTTCGAAACCAAAGAATGGAGCAAGAAAGGGAAAAACAAGCTTCCTACCGTGCTAAACAGACAGAAAATGCCAACAAGCGATGGGTTGGCAATGCCAACGCAATGCCACCGCATATGCCAAACGTATGCTCTCCATCTCCATCTCCTACTCCAAGTAATACTTTAAATACCCCCCTAACCTCCCAAGAGGGGGGAGAAGAGGTTGAAGCCCTAAAACTTCGCATTGGTTCATGGTTTGGGAGACGCGAATCAACCGTCTGGAGCCAGAAGGAGATTAAGGCTCTAAAAGCCGTCTGTAAGCTCAAGACACCACGCGACGATTTGGATGCACTAGAGGCACGTTACCGCTCCAGCAATCGCTATCTCCGCAAAGACATCGGAACCCTGCTCAACAACTGGAATACAGAAATCGACAAATCGAAACAAACGCAACTTATTAACGACCATGAAAAATCAAACCCTGCAAGCCGCTTTGGACCAACTGACGCAATCGCCCGTCGAAACTGGCTCATGGGCGAAGGCCAAGCCAGACAGTCTGCCATCTCAGCCGCTGAATCCCGAGCAGTCGACCAATGGTTCCTCGACAATGATGTCATTCCTATGCAACCGGACATCATCGACCTACCGGCAAAAAATCCTGCGACTTGATGAATCCATCCCAGAAGCCCTAAAGCTCGCCCGATACGTTGAAGCTTTTATCCGCTCGGCTGCTCTTAACCGCAGGGCTAAGGGCACGTGGATGATTGTTACTGGCCCTACAGGCATCGGCAAGACCCATGCGTTGCGTCATGCCAAAACTTTCCTTTCAAACCATGCCGTAGACTTTTGGTCGAACAAGCTCTGGCCCTCAATTCCATGCACCTTATTCGCTACATGGTCCCGTGTAGTCTCGTTTGAGCGGGTCGATTGGGAGAATTGGCTCTACGACCTTAGATCCGCTCAGATGGTTTTCCTTGATGACGTGGGTTCCGAGACAGATAAGTTCAAGACAGGCGAACCCGCCGAACGCTTTAGAATCGTCCTTGAAATCTGTGAGAAGCGTTTCCTGCTTGTTTCCATGAATGTTTCCCCTACACTCTGGACCAGCGCATGGGATTCCCGAGTCAACTCTCGGCTTCACCGAGCCGTTTGCCTTGATTTAACTCACGCGCCAGATTTTCGGACAACCATTAAAACACAAACCATTAACACACTGTGATCGTAGGCAAAATTGACGTTAAGAAGATCGAAAAAGCTCAACTGTACATTGGTAAGACATCAACTTATCTAGACATAGCACTTATTCCAAATAAGTCTGGGCGTGACAAATACGGTAACGATGGGATGATTGTTCAGTCTGTATCCAAGCAAGCCCGGCAAGAGGGTATACGTGGTCCCATTTTAGGGAATTATGTTGATATGGACTACAAGCAACCTGAACAAGAACAGAAGCCGCTTGTAACAGGTAAAGAACCGCTTGGACCTGAAGACGACATACCGTTTTAAACATTGCAAACCATTATCACCCATACGAAACTTATGGAGGGTAACCAGAATGTCTAGCCATTCAAAACATTACTTATGCAGGGATGTGCAGCAGGGTGAGATTGATCAAAAAGACCTTACAGAATCATCCGAACGTATTGCAATACTTAACAGATCTAAAGATTTGGTGCAGTATGGAATTAGGGCAGGATTGCTACGTATGCCTAGCGTTGAGAGTATAGAACAAGCCAAGCGTAAGCGTGAAGAAATTATTGATACATACCCATGCGTAAGAGCGTATCAGTTGCGTAGTTCTGGTATGCCAATGTTGGATGTAGCTAAAGCCATTACGTGTTCAAGCGAAAGAATCAAAGAAGTTGTTGAACGTGGTCGCGTCCTAATGGAAGCCCAAGGAACCAATTCAATAGGATTGGGGAAGGCCACGGCAATAGGATTGGGGAAGCCTATTGAAATGGAAGCCCTAGAGGATACCAAGCGAGAAAAACGGCAGAAGTCTTCTGGGAAGGATCCCCATTCAGGTAAACGTGTCGCGTCTCGTTTCAGCGAGCGTGAACGCCCAGACAAATTGGAAACACTTTTGCCCAACGGGAAGTCCTTGCGAGTGAAGCGTGTTTCCTAAGTGAAGAAACAAAGCCCAACCATGACAAATGCAGCCAACTATGTCCTGCTGACCTTTGGTCACCATACCCTTAAATGGCACTTACAACGCATACGACTGGGTTCGGCTACCGCTGCTCAAATTGCAATGCATTACGAACCCAATGAAAAGTCTCCCGCTCGTAAAACAATCGAAAAAGGATTGTCGGATCTTTTAAAGGTACACCCTACACAGCTACCTCCAATTTTCCAACAATGACTCAGGCCGATTATTGTCGCTATTCCGGCTTGTCGCGTGGGCAGGTTTGCAAACTTACCAAAGCTGGCATGCCGTTAGAGTCACCTGAAGCGGCGGATGCTTGGCGCGGGTCGAGTGCTAGGAAAAAGCCATTAGCAAACCCACTGCCCGGTCCATTCAGACCGCCCGAAGCCGAGAAGCCTGTAGACACCGCACTGATTGCACAAGATTCCCCGCAAGGAGCCTACGAGCGACAGAAACAAATCGAACGTGCAGCCTATGCCCTTGCCGCTCAAAGTCTTCGTAATCGAACACAGGACGCAGGGCGCATGGTTTCCGTCCATGCCTCCGCTGCCAAGAACCTGACATCCGCTAGAGACGAAGTTTTAAACCTATCCCAGAAAGAACGCACCCTCGTCTCGGGTGACTGGGTCAAAAAGGTTATGACAGACCATGACGGCGCAGTTGCTCAACTGCTCAAAGCAATGCCAAAACAACTTGCAGTACGAATTTCCCCCCATGACCCAGAACATGCCGAGCGTGAACTAGACCAATGGGTGCAGGACGTTGCCCTTAAAACTCTACATCAGACAGACCCTTGGAAATAGCCATGAACAAGATTGAAACAATCGCAGTAGAAAAACTGATCCCGTACGCTCGCAACTCTCGGACGCATTCCGAGGAACAAGTCGCCCAGATTGCAGGATCAATCCGCGAGTTTGGTTTTACAAACCCGGTGTTAATTAACGCAGAGGGGACCATCATTGCTGGTCATGGTCGCGTCATGGCGGCTAGAAAGTTGGAGCTTGAAAAAGTTCCCTGCATTCGCCTTACGCACCTTACCCCATCACAAGTCCGCGCCTATGTAATTGCTGACAACAAGCTCGCATTAAACGCTCAGTGGAACGAGGAAATGCTAAGGGCTGAAATGGAAGCCTTGAAGGCTGAAAACTTCGACCAGAAATTAACGGGCTTTTCCGATGCCGAATTGTCCGGTTTATTTTTGGAAATTGAAAGCGGAATTACAAACGCAGATGACGAATGGGAAGGGATGCCTGAATACGAGGCTGAGGAACCATGCTTCCGAAAAGTTGTGGTCAACTTTGATACTGCTGAAGATGTTTCCGCGTTTTTTAAATTGCTAGGTCAAAACTGCACCGACAAAACCAAGTCGGTTTGGTATCCCGAAAAGGAACGCCGTGATTTAAAAAACCAGCAATGGGCTCCTGATGAAAATGCCGAAGAGGAAACAAAATGATCCCAAAACGTTTTATCAGAATTGGCTGGGACAATAAGCCAATGCCACCAGTCTTTGAAAGATGGTGGCGTGAGTTTCAAGCCATGCACCCTGCATGGGAATTTGTTACCCTGCACGATGTTGACGCTCTGCAAATCATGCCGCCGGAATTTATAGAGCTATGGCGCAACTGCTCTTGTTACGCGGCTCGGTCTGACATCATGCGGTATATGGCTGTGTGGAAACTTGGAGGAATTTACATTGATACCGACGTAATGCCCATAAAACCCATGGATGTACTTTTAAGTGATCCAAGACCTTTTGCAGCCAAACGATCGTCGACTTCATTTGAGTCAGCCGTATTTGGAGGGCCAGCTTTTCATCCTGCTTTCACAGATTTGCTCAAAGCTTTTCCGGCATGGTATCACAAACATCAAGGGAGGGCTGCATCGGTTCAAACGGGACCAGCGTTTTTCTCGTCCGTAATGTTTGGACGCTCGGATGTTAGGCATTTACCGGCAAAAACATTTTATCCGTACAACGGATTTATGGCTCCCAAACGAGATCAGAAAATTACCATTTTCCTAGACAAGAAAAACTTTCCACCTGAAATGCTGTGCGCCCACTTTTCAAACAACAGATGGGGAGGAAAGCCTAAGACCAGCAAATGAAACCGCAGTTTCCACTCTACATACCAAGCAAAGGACGTTTTGAATACATGATTACGTCCAAGGCTTTAACTGAAATGGGCGTGTTTCACAACATTGTTGTAGAGCCACATGAAGTTCAGAAGTACAAGGATGCTGTAAAACAATTTGGGCTTTTAACAAATGTGATCGAGTTAGACATGTCGTACAAAAGCAAGTACGAGCTTTGTGACTCGTTGGGTTTATCCAAAACAACCGGTTCAGGACCAGCCCGAAACTTTATTTGGGATCATTCTATAAAATCCGGCTACCCATGGCACTGGATCATGGACGATAACATTAAAGGATTTTTACGAATGAATCGGAATGTTCGAATCCAAACCACCAGTCCATCATTTTGGAGGGCAATGGAAGATTTTGTTTTGAGGTACAAGAACGTTGCAATGGCTGGGCCAAACTACGCGATGTTTGCATTTGGCGCATCGGCTTTACCTCCATTTATTACCAACACGCGAATCTACTCATGTAACCTTATTCGAAACGATGTTCCGTTCAGATGGAGAGGTCGATATAACGAAGACACAATTATGTCTTTGGACATGCTTAAAGCGGGTTGGTGTACAATTCAATTCAACGCTTTCCTTCAGCAAAAACTTAGAACACAAACAATCAAGGGTGGTAATACTGATGAACTCTACAAAGACGGGACAATGGACAAATCAAGGATGCTGGTCCGAGAACATCCTGATGTTGCTGAGGTAAAATTTAAATTTGAACGATGGCACCACCACGTTAACTACACGGTGTTTAAAAAGCAAAAACTTATCAAACGTAACGAACTAGATCTTAAAAAAGGCGTAAACGATTACGGAATGAAATTGGTCAAACTTAAAAGGAAATGACCGATCTAGAGCGTGATTTGTTGGAACATCGCAGGATGCTGTATAGGCCCACGCCAAAGCAAACCGTGGTGGAATGGGCTGAACAAAATTTAACGCTTACCCAAAGGCAAACAGAAAGCCCCGGGCCCTTTCGTACAGCAGTTCGCCCCTATTGCCGCGAGGTTATGGAATGCTGGAAAGATCCCGGCGTTTCAGATGTAACGCTTTGCTGGGGTTCTCAAACAAGCAAAACAACGACGCTTATGGCAGGGCTTGGATGGGCAATTGATAACGAACCCTCTCCGGTTTTGTGGTTGATGCCATCAGAAAACTTAGCCCGATCCTTTTCTAAAACTCGTTGGTACCCATTGCTGGAAGATTCACCTGCTTTAAAGGCACGGTTTCCAGTGAACATGGACCAGATGACAAATCTGGAACAACAGTTTGATCGCTGCACACTTACCTTCATTGGATCAAACTCCCCTGCAAACCTTGCGTCTCGTCCAGTCCGCATTTTGGTGGCTGACGAGGTTGATAAATTTGCGGAAGCAACGGCTAAGGAAGCCGACGCTTTGGATCTTGCTGAACAACGGTTAAAGGCGTTTTCAAGTTCCAAGGCCTTTTTTACATCAACTCCAACGATGACCGAAGGAAGAATCTGGCAACGTTTTATTCGCGGAGACCAACGCCGGTATTACATCCCTTGTTTTCACTGCAAAGAACTAATCCGCTTAGAATGGAAACAAGTAAAATGGGACAACGCAAAAACCGAAGACGGTAAATACGATTGGCATGCTATTCGGTCGTCTGCCTACTACGAATGCCAGCTTTGCCAAGGGAGGATTTCTGACAGCTACAAAGTAGCCGCATTGCGTCACGGAAAATGGATTGCCGAAAACCCAAACAGCCTTTCGTCAATTCGTTCCTATCACCTTTCAAGTCTTTACAGCCCTGACAAAAAATGTACTTGGGGTTATCTTGCTGTCGCGTTCCTTGAAGCTAAAAACTCGATGATGGGACTTCAAGGTTTTGTAAATGGTATGTTAGCGGAGCCTTGGGAAAACCAAGAAGGCACAACGGATCGAGTAGAAATTATTTCTGACGCTGAAATGCCGGAAGCTCGTCGATACTTGACCGCAGACGTTCAAGCCGCCGCTCCTTATTTTTGGTGGGTATGTCGAGAATGGAACGGAGGAAACTCACGCTTGGTAGCAGCAGGACACGCCGACGACTTTGCTGCACTGCGAAGAGTTCAAGTTGAACTTAAAGTTCACGACATGGATGTCGGAATCGACTCAGGCTTTAATACACAGGCAGTTTACGATGCTTGTAGCGGTTATTCTTCAACAAGCGGAAACCCAGTTAGCTATCCGTGCGGATTACGATACCCACCTGAGGGTGGACTTAGAAAACCAATGCTCGTTGGATGGATGCCCATGAAGGGGCGGGAAAGCGGCGCACGTTTTACGACAAAGTCTGGGTCCATTCATCCATTCGGAATTTCAACATCCACCTCCATGCGAACGGATGTGGTTCAACCTTTGTTGGTTTTTGATACCGAACATTTGCGAGAAATGTTGTCTAAGCTTCGTAGGTCAAACGAGCAGTTTTCTTGGAGCGTTTGTTCCCTTCCAAACCAAATGCAGGTTGAAGGCGCGTTTTCCGTTGGTTCGGATGTTTACTGGAAACACTTGGACTCTCACGTTTTAAAGCCCACAGCCAATAGAAGTGGGCGAATTCGTTACCAGTGGTTCAAACGAAATCACCGATGGCCTGACCATTTGCACGACTGCGAACTGATGCAGTTGGCTATGGCAATGTTATGGAACGACCTAAAGCCAAATTCAAATGAAGTTGAAAGTGCTGCTTGACGTTTGCAAAAATTCAGTGAACATCCGTTGCGGTGGTCACCTACACGGTCTCAACTAAGCGGTCGTATCTACGCACTACGTATGCCGGAAAGGCTTCGTTGACCCTACTTGCCGCGCTGCTTGTAAAACTTACCGCTGCCGCAAGCTCAATTGAAACCGGAAACGTTGTAAGTCAAACATCAAGTGCAGACGTTTCAGTCACGTTTTCTAAGCCGGGTGAAGGTGCGCCGTCTTCGGTGGAAATGCTGGAAATGTGGGAGTCTCTGCTTTCGGATTACGATTACGCCGTAACGCTTTTGGCTGGTGATGGGATTGCTAGTCCCACCGATCTCCAAATTTACAATAAAATGTTAACCGCCGTTCTGGTTTCAACCACTCGGTATTATGGGGATTTCACGCAATTCCGCCGTGAAGCCACAACCCGAATGAGCTAATGGGATTCCTTCAAAACATAGCGAACAAGCTGTTCCCTCCTCCCGTTAACAAATACGAGGGAGCCGGTAATTCGTTGCGCCGCTCTTATCTCGACACCTCTTACACTTCTGCGCGGTTCGATGTTACTAGCTCGACTCGTCAAGCCATCGTTCGCAAGTCTCGCTTTTTCGAGCAAAACAACGCTGTACTGAATAGGCTTGGTGACTTGTTTGAAAGCTACACTGTCGGCTCCAGCTTCTCCGTTCAACCGGCCTCCAGCGATTCTGCGTGGAATCTTAAAGCCAAGAAGTGGTTTGATGTCTGGAGCCGTTATCCCGATATCAGTTCTCGCCAGTCATTCTCCACTTTAATGGGGCAAGCCGCTCGCGGCTGGTTCTATGATGGTGAGTCGTTCCTGCTGTTGACCAAAGGAGACACTGGCAGACCTCGATTACAACTTATCGAGGCTCAATCCATTGCTACTCCGGTAGGGATGCAAGCAGACGAGACTGTGTTTGACGGTATCCGGTTTGATCCAAGAACTGGACGAGCCATCTCCTACTTTATCGGATCGGAAAAAACTCAGGGTAACCTGACTGATGTTCGCTCCATTCCTTCTGACTCCGTAGTCCATATCTACGAACCGAATCGTCCCGGTCAACTTAGAGGTCTTCCGTTTGTTTCGGCAGTCATTAACGATCTGCACGATCTGGATGATCTGCAAAAGTTGGAAATGGAAGCTTGTAAGTTAGGCGCGTCTGTCGCTCAGATTGTTAAGACCGTCTCTGGCGAAGTCCAAGCCAGTAACCTCCGCGCTGGTACTGCTGGAGCGAGTGTAAACACCGCCGAGAATTACTACGAACAGGTCTTTGGATCTGGCGTGAAGGTGATGAAAAACGGTGACAGTTTCGAGCAGTTTGCAACCGAGCGTCCCGGTGTAAATATGCGCGAGTATTGGCGACAACTGACTGAGAAAGTCTGTGCTGGCGTTGGTATCCCTTACGTTCTGGTCTACCCAGAGTCAATGCAGGGAACTGTTTATCGCGGTGCGCTAGATATGTCATCTGTATGGTTCCGCTCTCGCCATCAAGTTATGGCTTCAGCGGCTCGTCGCATTTACGAATATGCGATGGAGTACGCGATCAAGAACGATCCTACGCTCAATGACGCTCCCTCGGATTGGTACGAAGTATCAATCACCGCTCCGCGCTCCCCGAATGTTGACGTTGGCCGTAATTCTGCGGCTCAATTGGCAGAGCTAGAGGCTGGCGTTGTAACCTTTGACGAGGTCTACGGAGCGCGTGGTCTCGATTGGCGTTCGGCTTTAGAGTCAAAAGCCCAACAAGCTTTGTTTGTACGTCAACTCGCTGCAAAGTATGGCGTTGATGTATCTGAGATTTCGGTGATTCAGAAAGAGCGTCCCGCAACTAGTGTTGCAACTGCTATTGACATTGAAGGCGATCCTTCTGAATCTCCGTCTCCAGTCGCTCCGTCAGAAGGTGGGTCGCAACCTGTTGTTGTAGAGCAGGACGAGATTACCGCTACCGTCAA